TTATGGGTGGTACTTGGCGTATTCCTGTTCTTATGAAATTACTTGATAAGAACTTTGTGCGCGACTTGAAATTGGACGGTACATTTAATGAGTCCTCTTTTGACCGTGAGTATGAATCTAAATGGTCTGGCACTATTGAAGATGCGTTCTTCCGTGCTGAGCAATTTGATCGTAATAGAATCTTAAAGCAGCCTGAATACGAGTATTCTGGTAGATCTATGAAGTCTGCGTATTATGTACTTGCGGTTGACGTAGGTCGTAAAGGTTGCGATACTGTAGTTTGTGTATTTAAGGTAACACCACAGACTGCGGGTGTATCATTAAAGACTTTGGTAAATATTTATACTTTACATGATGAACACTTTGAAGATCAAGCTATTGCATTGAAGAAGTTGTTCTATAAATACAAGGCTCGTCGTATTGTTATCGACGGTAATGGTCTTGGTATTGGTCTTGTTGACTATATGGTAAAAACTCAAATTGATCCGGATACTAATGAAACTTATCCTGACTTTGGTGTTGAGAACGATGAAGAAAATTATTATAAGAAGTTCCGCACTGATGCCTGTGAGTTTGATGCTATGTATATTATTAAGGCCAATGCACCTATTAACACTGAAGCTCACGCGAATGCGCAAACTCAGTTATCTTCTGGTAAAGTAAAGATGCTGATTGATGAACGTGTGGCAAAAGTTAAGTTAATGGGAACTAAGCGTGGACAAGATATGAAACCTGAAGAGAGGGCGGAATATCTTAAACCGTTTACTCTAACTTCCATATTGAAGGAAGAGATGATGAATCTTCGTGAAGAAAACGAAGGTGTTAACATCATTTTAAAGCAAGCTAATAAGTCAATTAAGAAAGATAAGTTCTCTGCTTTTGAATATGGCTTGTACTATATTAAACAAGAGGAAGATAGTAAAAAGCGTAAACGCAAAGGCAGAATTTCTGAAATGATGTTTATGAACTAAGGGAGGTCCATTATGAGAGCGTCTCGTGGAGAAATCAAGATTCAAGAGATTCTGGAAGAGGCGGGATTGCGGTTCACAATGGAACAATCATTTGAGGGTTTAAATAGCCCGAATGGTCGTCCTTTGCGGTTTGACTTTTGTGTATTTGACGATGATGGAAATATTGATTTCCTTATTGAATATCAAGGTAAACAACATTATGAACCATCAAGTAAATTTGGTGGAACAAAAGGTTTTTATCAACAGTAGTTCAATGATAACAAGAAACGTCGTTTTTGTGCATTAAAGGAAATCCCATTAGTTGAAATTCCGTATACAGAAGAGAATCTTATTACTTATGATTATATTATGACAAAGGCTGGCTATTAAGGAGGTGTGACGGTTGCGAAGAAGATAGGATGAAATCCGTGCTAAAGGTTTTGCATTAACTCCGCCTCGCAGGGATATTGATTATATTGATCCGGAAAATAATGAGCCACTTGATTTTAGCAAGATTCGTATTGGTCTACAAACCCTTGATGATGCTATTTTAGATTTGGGTGCTTTAAAAAAGACCAATCGTACATATGGTGACAAGAATGCGGTTTTACGCGCATTAGCTACTAAGGATTATAACACCTTGCGTGAAATATCAAATTACTTCTATGAGGTAAGTGGTATCTATGAACGTCTATGCAAATATTTTGCATTTTTGTATAGATATGACTGGTATGTTGTTCCATATGTTGAAGATGATTCTATCAAGGAAGAAAAAATTCTAAGTGAGTTTTCTAAGGTTCTTAATTATTTAGATAACTCAAATATTAAATACATGTGCGGCAATGTAGCCCTTTAGGTTATTAAGAATGGTTGCTACTATGGTTATATTGTAGATACCACTAATGGCATGACCTTGCAGGAATTGCCAGTTGCTTATTGTCGCAGTCGTTATATGGTTGGCGATTCGCCGGCCGTTGAGTTCAATATGAAGTTCTTTGATGATAAGTTCCCAACTATTGAACAGCGACTTAGAATTTTAAAGATGTTCCCAGAAGAGTTTGCCAAAGGTTATGTTTTATACAAGAAAGGCAAACTTAAAGATGAATCTGGCTCTCAAGCTGGGTGGTATTTACTTGATCCCGCTTGTGCGATTAAATTAAATCTGAATGGTAGTGACTATCCAATTCTTGCAAATGCGATTCCCGCGATTTTGGATTTGGATGCAGCGCAGGATTTAGACCGTCGCAAGACCATGCAGAAATTGTTGAAAATTGTAATTCAGAAACTTCCTCTTGATAAGAATGGTGATTTGATTTTTGACGTTGATGAAGCAAAAGATATTCACAACAATGCGGTTCAGATGTTGAAGCGTGCGGTTGGTGTAGACGTTATGACTACATTTGCGGATACCTCTGTTGCGGACTTGGCGGATAAAAATACTACAACCTCTACCGATGATTTGGAAAAGGTTGAAAGAACTTTGTATAACCAATTTGGTGTTTCTTAGAACTTGTTTAATACAGATGGTAATATTGCTCTTGAAAAGTCTATCTTAAATGATGAGGCTTCAATGCGCAATTTGATTCTACAGTTTGGTAATATGTTAAACAAGATCGTTCGTCACAAGTTCCCCGGTAAGAAGAAGTATAACTTTAGAGTGTATATGTTGGAGACGACAGTCTACAACTACATCGAGCTTGCGAAGATGTATAAGGAACAAGTGCAGATTGGTTACTCCAAGATGCTACCGCAGATTGCGATGGGTCATTCTCAAAGTGCTATTATTGCTACTGCACACTTTGAAAATGAAGTATTGCACTTGTATGAAATTATGATCCCACCGATTATGAGTTCTACAATGAATGGTGAGGACATCTTAGGATAGAAGGCTTAGAAGAAAGCTCAAAGTTCTTAGACAGGTTCTTCCTCTGAAAATAAAGGCGGTCGTCCTGAAAAACCAGATGGACAGAAATCTGAAAAAACTATTTAGAATAAGGAATCTGCTAATTAAGGAGGAAGTTAAATAATGCATATTAGTGTTCCAGTTGAAGCTACTGTTGAATTGCTTAACTTCACTCCTGTTAACCCTTTAATCTCTAAGTGTCAGATTAAAGTGTGTTATGTGGGAGAAGATCCCAATAGAAACCACAGTGTAATTACCAAGGCTGTTGCCACTGATATGGCGAAGTCATTGCCAGGTTGCCCTATTGTTGGTTTTTTTAATGAGGCTACTGGTGATTTTGAAGAGCATAATCGTATGATTGATGTTTCAAATGGTAAGTTTGATATTATTGATACCACTCGACCATATGGTTTCGTTGATTTGGGAGCAAAAGTCTGGTTCCAGAAATTCTTAGATGATGGTGTTGAGCATGAGTACCTTATGACTGAAGGTTATATTTGGGATGATGTGTACCCAGAGGCTAAGCGTATCATTGAGAAGGGGAATAATCAGTCCATGGAACTTCATAATAAACTTACAAAAGGGAAGTGGACAACAGACGATAATGGAATGCCTAAGTTTTTCATTATCAATGAAGCAATTATCCAAAAATTGTGTATTCTTGGAGAGAACGTCGAACCTTGCTTTGAGGGAGCGGGTATCGCTTCGCAGTTCTCTATTGATGGAGAGTTCAAGGAACAATTGTTCTCCATGATTAAAGAATTACAAACAGCTTTACAAGAAGGAGGAAAAACTCAAATGAATGAGGATATTAAGACCCCTATGACTGAGGAGGAGCAGAATATCGAGAATTCAGCCGAAGAGACTGAGTTCAAGAAGAAGCCCGACGAGGAAGAGGAAAAGAAAGAAGAGAAAAAGCCTCCATTCCCTCCAAAGAAGGACGAAGATGATTCAGAGGATAAGAAGGAATCTGAAGAGTCTGAGGAGGATGAAGACGAAGACGAGGACAAGAAGAAGAAGGGTAAGAAGAAGTTCGCCAAGTCCGATGATGAAGAAGAGGACGAGGATGACAAGAAGTGCCCGAAGTGCGGAAAACCTGCGTCTGAATGCTCTTGCAATAAAGAAAAGAAGTATAATCTTGAAGAGATTCCAGAATATGTTGAGCTCGCCAAGAATTATGCTGCTCTCGAAGTAAAGTGTGCTTCTCTTGAGAAGGAAATCGCTCCACTTCGTGAGTTTAAGGCCACTGCTGATCGTAAGGAAAAGCAGGCTATGATTGATGGCTTCTATATGTTGACTGAAACTGACAAGGCTGATGTTGTTGCTAATATTGACAACTATTCCTTGGATGATATTGAAGCCAAGCTTTCTATTATTTGTGTTCGTAACAAGGTTAATTTCAGCCTTGATAACGATAAACAAGAACCCGAAAAACAGGATCCAATGGTTTATTCCCTTGGTGACAACGACGATGGCAATGACAATGCACCAGCCTGGATTAAGGCCGTGCGTGAGACTGCCAAAACTATGTAATTAGATATCAAAGGAGGAGCTAAAAAATGGCTTTTAAAAGATTATCTCCTGAAGCTAAGTATGTAACTTATGGCTTCGGTCAGGTTGAGCCTAACCATCTCTCCGCACAGCGCACTGGTGAAATTTATGCTCAGTTGCCTGCTCATAAGGATATCAAGATCCTAGAGAATGGTCAGTTTGCTAAGTACAACTATGTAAATGGTACTGTTGATTTTGAAGGTAAGGGCGAATGGATGCTTATCTTCAATGAAGTTAAGGTCTATGCTCCATGGGAGACCGACCAGGACTTCGCTATGATCGCTCGTGACTACAATGGTTATGTTTATAGCCCAGTTGGCGCTAAGGGCGATGTTGACAACCAGATGAAGACTATCGGTGCTGAGACCGATGTTTATGCTGCTGGTTATACTGATGAGGGTGCTGCTGATGACTTTGGTCGTATGCATTTGAAGATTGGTCAGTCCTATGAGATTGAGAATCTAAATCAGCCTCAGCTACTTTCTGATGTTCAGGGTATGATGACTCCTCGTCTATTCAAGACTCATGAGGGCGACATCTTTACTACTAACTGTGTTGCAGAGGAAACTCTTGCTCTTGGTGACATTCTTGCTCCTAATGCAAAGGGCTACTTGGCTAAGACCGAGGCTGAGTCCGGCATGTTGTGGCAGGTTGTTAAGGTATACAATTTAGGCGATATGCAGAAGGCCGTTAAGGTCATGCGTATTCAGTAATTCGGAAAGGAGAGAAACTAGCTATGTTAGAAAGAAATGAACTTTTGAAGCTTATGAAGGCTACTGCTAAAGCTGATCGCTCCGCTCCGGTTGCTTACAGCTTTAACGGCGAGAATTTGACTTATGATGCTCTTAATGAGACTCTTCGCCGTGAACTCAACGAGTATGCTGGCACTTTCGCTCAGTATCGTGAGAATAAGAATTTGATTTTTGCTCTAATTGAGCAGACTATGGATGAAGTACTTCCTAAGAAGGTTATGGAAAACTATGGTCAGTTTGCTGAGATCAAGACCATTGGTCAGGGCGATAAGGCTATCTTCCATCGTCACCATGATCGTCAGCGTGCTAAGCAGTTTATTACCAAGGTCGGACTTGCAGGTATCTACGAAGTCTTTAAGCTTGGTAAGGATACTGCTATCGAAATGCAGACCAGCGCTATTGGTGGCGCAGCTCAGATCGGTCTTGAGGAGTTCCTTGATGGTCGTGCTGATTTTGCTGAAGTTACCAAGATCGTTATGGACGGCATGGACGAGCTTATTTACTGGGAGATCGGTCAGGCTCTTAAGACTGGTTTGAATCAGCTTCCAACCATGAATAAGGTTGAGGCTTCTGCTTTCGACGAGAAGGCATTCGATCGTCTTATTTCTATTGCTGCAGCTTATGGTACTCCTACCATCTACTGCACTGAGGAGTTTGCTAGCACCATTCGTCCTGAGAATGCTAATATGTGGTCTGACAACATGAAGGATGTTATCTGGAATAATGGTCGCTTTGCTTCTTATAAGAATCATCCTGTTGTTATTCTTCCACAAGGTTTCACTGATGCTACTCATACCGAGAAGGTTATTGATCCTTCCCATTGCTACATCCTACCTGGTTCTGTAAAGCCAGCTAAGGTTGTTATGGAAGGTGCTACCATTGTTGACGAGTATGTTAACAAGGATCGTAGCCGTGAAATCCAGGTTTACAAGAAGGTTGGCGTTGGCGTCGTTATGACTCCTGACATTTGCGTTTATGTAAACAACTCCTTGGATACCAAGGTTTATGATGGTGACAAGGTTTCTGGTTAATTAAATAAATATATCGGGGAGGGATCACTCCCTCCCCATTTTTGAGTAAAAGGAGTTTTAAAATATGAGTGATAAGAAAGTTTCTGTAAAGAATAGAAGTAGTTCTATGGTTGTATACAGTGTGCCGGAAATGGGTGTTCGTCGCGAGTTTGCTCCCAACGAAGTAAAAACCATTTCTATGGACGAACTAAATGCTCTGTCTTATTTGCCCGGCGGCATGAATCTAATTCGCAAGCATCTATTTGTTCAGGATGAGTCCGCTCTACAAGAAATGTCTGTAAAAGTTGAGCCTGAATATTATTTGGATGAAAAGGGTGTTATTGATCTACTTGAAAAAGGTTCTATTGATGCATTCTTAGATTGTTTGGATTTTGCTCCCGAAGGCGTGCTTGATTTAATTAAGAAGCACGCTGTGGCACTTCCAGTAAATGATAATCGTAAGCGTGAAGCTATCAAAGAAAAGATGGGCTTCGACGTAACCGCAGCGATTAAGCATTTGGAAGAAGCTCGCAAGGCAGAGGAAGAAGAGTCTGGCGTGAAAGCCGAAGCAATTACTCCTGTGCGTCGTGTGAAGACTGAGGAAGCACAGCCTGCTACTGGCCGTCGTACCGCAGTCCCGCAGTATAAGGTAGTCACTCCAAAGCAGGAGGCGTAATCAATGGCAACATCCTTTGAAACTATCTATAATAGATTCTTCGGCAAGATTACAGATGATATGTATCTTGAGTTGACCTATGAAGATACTTTGCGTGATGTAAAACAGTTTCTATTGGATGCCATCCCATTTTTTGAATTTCCTCGTTTTCAATTGTATAACTACGACGAAGAGCTGGAACAGTATAATGTCGATCTAACGATTGAAGAAATTCATATTTTAGCTCTTTTGATGAAAACTGCTTGGCTTGAGCGATAGATCAATTCTATTGAGAATACTCGAATGAAGTATTCTGGTTCAGACTTCAAAATGACTTCTCAAGCCAATCATTTATCTAAACTATTACAATTAAAATCAGAGAATGTGCGTGAGTCAACTCACGCACAACGTTTATATAAACGTCGTAGAAATACCAGTGATGGTAGAATTGAATCTAATTGGAGTATCTTCAGACAAAGTGTATTTGATGGAGGTGCTACCACTTCCACAACAGTGGGTACTGGTACTGGTTCTAATGTAAATGGCAATATTAATTGCGATTGCGATGATCCAGACTGGATCCCAATCACTAGTGATAAAACTTCTAACACAGAAGATTGTAACTGTGATGATATGTGGGGATGGGAGGCAATTGGAAAATGATTTTTTCTAATGAAACTCTCAATAAAGATTTAAGACGTTTAATAAACCAAGTTTGGAAATTGCTACCAATGCGAGAAAATAATGAGGATTGGCAAAAGCAATTAGGCTCTGTTTTGAATGAATTGTATGGTCTATAGGCAATGTTTGGCGATCAATTGAATCTTTTAATTCTTTTATCGAAATTAGAAGGTTTGCCGCAGACCACAGATTTTATGACATATAGAGTAGCTGTATTTAGTTCTATTTCTTTATTAACTGAATTAGCTAACTCTTTATTGGATGGATAATTTAGATAGAATGCGAATTCGTGCGATTTACGCGAATAATGATCGCCAGCGTGAGCGCATGATTCGAGATAAAGAACGCTCTTTTCATCGTGCACTTTTGTATTCTTATCAATCTGGTTGGATTAGAAAAGATGCAGAAGATGCTGAATGGTGTAGGGCATTAATCAATCCGGATAAAGTGAAATTTGACTATGATGAAAAAATTGTATCGGTCGATTGGAAACATGACTTTAAGCCGGGTGATACTTTTGAATGGCCAAAGGATTCTCATATCCATTGGATTATTCTTAAACAAGAGTTAACGGAGTTAGCCTACTTTAGGGGCAATATTAGACGATGCCAAGAGATTGAAGTAGAAGATCCAGACACTGGAGATAAATTAACAATCTATGGCTCAATTAGAGGACCAGTTGAAACTAAAATTAATACAATTCAAAAGGCTGGTATTGTTGCAGATGTGCCGAATATGTCATTAGTTTTTTATGTACCAAATACAGAAAAAAATCGACAATTATTTGAGCGCTACTGTAGATTTTCATTTGCGGGACGCACTTGGATGGTGCAAGCTCCTGATGCTATTAGTACACCAGGAGTATTGGAAGTGACTGCAGAAGAAGATTATGATTGTCATCATGATGAATTGCTTGTAGAGGTTGTTGATCCCAATAAAGAGGTTGAGGCACCATTGGCGCCGCAAATTTCTGGAGAAACATTTATTAAACCTTTGCAAAGTGTATCTTATACCTCTAATCTTATTGATCCCGATTGCTATTGGTATATTACGTTAGCTTCTGATAATAAAGAGGTTGCTGATGTATTAACTTGGAGCACAGATAAAAATGTGTTAACTGTTCAATGGACCGCGATGGTTAGTGGACAATTTGAAATTCATTATGGACCTCTTGTAAAAACAGTTGTTGTTGAATCGCTGTTTTAAGAGGGAGGGGTATGCATGTTGCAGTTAATGGCTGGAACCGATATCCCAATTCCAGAATTAGGTACAAGTTTACATTAGCCAACTATTAGAGAAATTTCTTTCTTAGGCGAAGAATAGTATTTTTCATCGTTACAAATACTATGCTTCAATAAATAGATAATCATAGCTGCAAACCCATAGGGCAGTTCTGCTCTATAGGCTATGAATAATTTTTAGATATTTATGACGTTGGTAACAGACCCAGAAATGAAAAACGTAAATGAAAAACGAAATGCAATGATTTCAATGTTTGTATTACTTTTTCCTGGGTATACCGCTCAATTTCTTCCTCATAGCATCTATTTTAATAATGCTGAAACTTAGCACCACTTTGTTTTAGATGAAAATAATTTTGATGCTTTTTAGGCTGTATTAACAAATATGGCTGGTATGAATAATACTGCGGGTGGATAGAATTCTAATTTCAACCCTGCTAATGAGCGAGCCGCTCAAATTGCGGCCAAGCTAATGAAAGGTCGTTAGAGAGCAGCCCAGCTACGAGGAGAAGGGGAAGGAAGCGTGTTAGCTCGTTATGTATCTATTCTTACTATTGGATTAAATTCAATGAGTCTAGATAAGTGTTTAGATCTAACTGTTTATTAGCTATATGATTTAATTGAACGATATGGCTTATGGATTAGTTGGGATTTAGACATACGGTCTCGCTTGGCCGGAGGTAAACCCGATGGCAAGCCCAATGATTGGATGAAAAATATCCATTAATTGAATTTTAAGGAGGAAAAAACCTATGAAATTTGGTGTACGCGAAATTTGTGACGTTGTGCTAAAGAAGAAGGCCGGCGGTTATTTCGGTAAGCTTTATTTGGATAAGAACATGCCTGTTCTTTATTTCGATACCTTGAAGACTTCCAGTCTTGAAGGTACTGCTACTACTGTTTATGCTCAGGGTGGTAAAGGTAATCCTCGCTTGGTAGCTTGGGAAGGCGACCGCGTTGTAACCTTTACTATGGAAGATGCTTTGATTTCTCCTGAGAGCTTCTCCATTCTTTCTGGTGCTGGTTTCATGGATGCTTCTGATGATGAGAAGATTTATGTTCATGCTACCGAACAGTTGGAAGTTGTTAATGATGGTGGCGCTCTAAAGGTTAAGCTTGAGAAGAAGCCTTCTAATCAGGGTGAAATGTATATCATGCTCATGACTGAGGACGGCTCTATTGATGCTTCTAAGCTACCTATGCAGATTGCTTCTACTGATATTGGTGCAGAAATGGTTATTCAGGATGTTCTTGATAACTGGGCTACCGCTTACAATCAGGATGCTCGTCATATTGAATTGAAGCTACCCACTCAGAACGCTCCTACTGTTGCAGAAGGCGACATTCTTTATGTTGACTACTACATCGAAGCTGCTAAGGGCGTAAAGCAGATTGATATTGAAGCTGGTAAGTTCGGTGGTTCTTACTATCTTGAAGCTTCTACCTTGTTCCGTGATCAGGCAACTGGTGATGACTTCCCTGCAGAGTTCATTATTCCAAACTGCAAGGTTCAGTCTAACTTCACCTTCACCATGGCTCCTACCGGTGATCCTTCCACCTTCACCTTTACCATGGATGCTTTCCCGGATTATACCAAGTTTGACAAGACCAAGAAGGTTATTGCTGCTCTTCAGATCGTTGAAGATGCTGGTATCTTCGGTCAGTTGGATGAAGCACAAGAATAATTTAATACTATGACAATATAGGGAGATACTAACTTCGGTTAGTATCTCCCTTTTTTTTATTTGCGAAAAAGGAGAATGATATATGAAAGTCGGACAAAATTTTTTCCCAAAATCCAGTTTTTTATCTGTAGATAAAGATTTATCGATCATTATTAATAAAATTCTAAACAATGATAGATTATGTAAACTGCTTTATTATACTGAAAAAGATTGTTTAAAAGCAGAAAATTTAACCATGGCACAAAAATTGTCTATGATCAATAAGCAAATTAAAATTGTGCCTTGGATTTTTATTGATAAAGAATGTCCTAATTATATTATTGTATCTATGACTGATTTTATGCCAAATGACACTAATCCTGAATTTAGAGATTGTGCAATTGAAATTAAAGTTTTATGTCATCCAGATCACTGGAATCTTGGTGATTTTGCTTTACGTCCTTATAAAATTATGGGCGAAATTGATGCTATGTTAAATGGTCAAAAGCTAACTGGAATTGGAGAAGTTACATTAAGAATTTGTTCTGGTTTAAATATGAATAGTGAATTATGCGGATTGTCTGCAACTTATGATGCCGTACATGGAGTAGAAGATCAAATTAAGCCTTTGTCTTAAGGAGTAATT